AGTACCGTTAGTACCGTTAGTACCTGGCTTAATACCAAATATTGATAGTGTATCTTGAGCTAATACTGTAGTGTTATTAGCTCCTTCTCTAATCTTTACCACAATTTGTTGCGGCATTGAGCTGTAGTTAGCTTGTGGAGTATATGTATAGGTATTAGCAGTAGTATTTTGTACTGCAGTTCCTGCTAGTATAAACTCATAAAAGACTGTACCACTAGTATTTTGTGCAGTAGCTGTTATAGTAGTATTAGCTGGAGTTGGGCTAGTGCCATCACTAGCATAAGCAAATGCTTGAGTAGTAGTTGTTAGAGCAACTGTAGCTGAACCAGTTGTAGGTATACCTGTTAATGCACTAGAAATAGTATATGTATCTGGGTCTAATGCAGATATTAATGCATATTTTACATAATATGTTGTACCAGGTATAAGACTAGGAATAAATACATTTAAACCATTACCATTATATCCCAACGTAGCCTGTCCGGCTACAGTTGGGTCAAAACTAGCACTTGTAGTACTATACCATACTTTAATACCTGTTAAATCATCCCGTAGATTACCTTGTCCATCTACGGGAGGTGTTACAACTAACTGTAACCCTCTAACTGCTGAAAATAGTTGTGCTGACATATGTGTATACCTAGGGCGATATTGTTGTTAATGTAATATCAGTTAATGCACTAGAATTACTTTCTTTTCCTGCAGCATTTACCATTCTGCATGCAATTCTATACTTAATTCCTGAAGCACTAATTCTTGGAAGTGCAAAATCCAATAAATTTATATTAGCATAAGTTGATGAAGTAACTACTGTTATTATACTAGCATCAGTACTAGACCAAAAGTCTCCAGTTCCAGAATCTTTAAATATTTTAATTTTAAAATATTTAAAATCATCTGGTAAATTGGCTACACTAGTTATTGTAAGTATAGTACCTATACGTTTTACTAATATACTGGAAACTGTAGAACTATTTGTTGTTAGTCCAGTTACTTGATGAGTAGCCCAAGCTGTCCAAGGGCCTGTTCTATTGTCACTAGTTACATATCTTAATCTATACCTATAACTTTCACCAGCTATTACATCGCTTATAGTAATAGTACCTGTATTAGACTCAGAAGCTATTAATGTAGTACTAACAGAACCAGGTTTAGTAACAGTACCGGCAGTATCTCCAGCATAACTATATTCACACATAACATGTGTTGTATTTACTGGTATTTCATCAATAGTTGCGTACGATATTTTTATATTATATTTATAAACTCCAGGAGATATTATATCTACTGCTCGTACATCGCTATAAATACTAGTTACTGTGGGAACCTGACCATCATTAAAACTATTTATTAATGCTTTTGAAGGTAGTGTTATTTGAGTTTCAAATATTGTATTAGCGGTTAGAGTTTTATAATCTGTAAAAATATTATAAGTATCGGTAACCCCATAATCCATTAATGTAAGTTTAGCAGTTTTATTTGTACTAGGCTCAATACTAGTTACAATTAAATCTTGACTTTCTTTATTTAGTTCGCCAAACATAAATAAATTATCATAGTCTAATACATTTGGGCTAGGAGCATCAATAGGAGTTTGTAAGTATACAAATCTATACGTTCCGGATTCTAAAGTTATAGTTCCTACAGCATTAGTAACTGTTTGATTTGTGCCGGCATTTACATAACTAATAGTATTATTTGTTCTATTAATAGTTACAAAAATATTACTAGCTGCAATACCAGAATAATTAGTAGAACTAATACTAATTGCATTTGTTTCATCAAAAGGTATTGTTCCGCCAGTTACACTAGTATTTAAAGTTATAGTTACTACGTTATTTTGTCTAGTAAATTGGGTAAATGCAAAAGTAGTTTTTATTTGAGATGTTGTACTTTGTCCAGTTTTTCCTCTAAATCTGATACTATATGATTTAGTACTAGTTATAGGTACATTTTCTGTTAATTCTACTAAATAATATTTATTATTATAAATATATAACTCTTTTACTCTACCAGACGCCAATCCCCAAGCTGGAACATCGTGAGTAACTTTTACTCTATCACCACGATTACACACTAAGTATTCTAAATCTGCATTTAAACTATACACTTCTCGGCGTAGTTTGGCTTGTGCAAAATGCCATTTAGCATGATCTACCACTATACCTTCATTAGTTATACCCGGTAGTGTAATACTTTCAAAAAGTTCTGCAGTTTCGGAAGTTTCGCCCGTATTGTAAACAATTGTTTCTACTTGTTGATAATTTTGTTCTTCGTCATAAAAACTTACTTTTAATCCATCTGGTTCTTTTGCCAACCCTCGTACACCTTCAAACCCCCAACTATTATGTGGAGTAAAATGTTGAACAATAGTTGATTTAGGTTCGTCTATTACAACTGTCCATTTTCCATCTATTAGTGCAGGGCTGGCTCTGCCTGCTGCACAAATATCACGTAATACATCTAATATGCTGCGCGTACTTCCTATAACAGCATTGTAAGTATATTTATAACTTTTAGTTACTTGCGTTGAGTCTGGTTTAGTATAAGTTATTGATCGTGCAGTATCACAATAAGTATACCAATATTGTAATTGTTGTATATTTATTTTTTCTGCGATTTCACTATCTAGTATTCTTTGAGGATTTGCTGGATGCGTTAGTACATGAAAAAATAAAGCAGCAGGATTATTAGTTATTAGGTTAAAATCATTTCCAGGAGTTGCACTAATTGGTCGGCATCTACTAGATACTAATGCATTTATACCTTCTAATTGATTGCTTAGTTGTCCTTCGGCTTTTATACTGTATGCACTTCTAGCTAAAGTACAATTATTAGGGACTTTAATTGGATTTCTATTGCTGGTATAAGTAGCGCTTAAAAACACTACATCATGCATGTAACGCCAAGCAGGATCATCATCAACATTATCTCCACTTATTCTACGTACTTGTACTTGAATTAGTTGTGGTGTAGAAAAAGTCTTTGTTCTGGTAATTGTATATGCGTCTTTTTTATTACCAGATATTGTAAATTTTTCCCAAGGAATCCACACATTACTATTTGGATCATGTTTATACTGTGTTTCTATATATACTGAATGTTCATATGTAGCTCCACCAGCTGTTGCAATTTTTCTCATACCTTGTGGCATATGAAAAGCAAGTGTAAGTTCTGTAGCAGTTTGAGTAGAACTGTTAGAAACCCACTGACCTGGTGTAACACCTAATACTGTAGTAGTAGGACTTATAATAGGACGCTCATAATCATTTACATAAACAAGTCCACCAGAACTTTCGTAATCATAATATGCAATCTGTTGGTATCCTATAACTTCTCCACCAGTTATTGTGGGTTCTGGATTACCGTCACATATTAACGGAGTAGTACTTACTGAATTTTGTTGAACATCTCTGGCATAAATATTATTAAAAGCAGTTATTCCTTGAGCAGTATCATTATAACCGTTTAGAGTAGCTGAACCTTGTAAGGTATAATTTTCAATACCAATATCACCAATTTTTTGACTAGTAATTTGAAGAGGTCCAAACCCCCATACGACTGCTGTAGTTAAATAAGAAACTCGTTCTTCAGGATAAGTAATGTAGTTTTCAGCGGCTAATGGAGGAGTAATTCTTACCGTACCTAAAACAACTGGTATGGCTTCATAAGGTGCTGCTCGATTAGCTGCACCAGTAATCATTAGCTGCGCTTCAGTATTACCTGGATCTTGTGGTCCGACTGGTGGTCTAATAGGAAATATAGCATTTACTAATAACATACCCACAGTGCTTACGGCAGCAGTAGCCATAGCCGCAGCTGTAGCACTAGCAAAAGCGGAACCCGCAGCACCTGCAGCAACACCAATACTTCCACCAGCAGCAAAATTTGCTAAATATGGCGCATATACAACTATAGCAAAAACCAATGCCATTCTAAGAGCACCATCATCTCCTGCTACTTGTCTATAACTAACTATATCATTAGGCTGTAGTTTTGTAATTGGCCAATATTCTTTTGGTATTATATGATTATTTAATAATAAAACAACAGAGTTGATATCGGCAATCTCAAGTTGTTTAGATAAACTCGTATATGCTTCGTCTAGTGTTTCGGCACTAACGGTTAATACTTTAGTTTCTAATACTGAGGGTAATTCTTTTAATTTTTCTTGAGTGCTTGAGTCATATCTAAAATAGCCTAATACTCGGTGTTGCCAACGAGTACTGCTTAGTTCAGCAATAGCTACATCATAACCTTGTCGACTATGTATAAATCTACCTTCGTCTACTAGTACGCCTACGTGAGTAGCGGTACCAAAAATTCTAAATAAGATTAGGTCACCAGATTTTGGAGTATCTACAGGTACCCAACCTTCTCTATACTGATTTATTAGTTCTTCTATTCTGGGTGTATCAGTTATGTAGTATTGTTCGGTAAAACTAGGTAATTCAATACCAAATTCTTCCTTATACACTAGGCGTGCCAAGCCCCAGCAATCTACGCCGTTGTGGTCTCGCCCATTGCTTTTGAAAGGTATGCCTATGTATTTATTTGCCCACATTAGAATAATCCTGGAAAATATACTGGTGTAAATGAGTATTGTGGAAATGGTTCTACTTCATAATTTACCATAGATAAAGTTGCAGTAACTCTATCTGCACTATAGGTAAAACCTGTTATATAAAATCCATTAAACTCTGCTTCTACTACATCAGGAGTAGATGATAGCACTAATTCTAATTTAATTTTTGGTTGACCACTAATACTACGAGCAACAGGCATTACATACTGTGTTACATCATAAAATGTAATAGAACACTGTGGTGCTGAATTTTCGGCTTCATCTGGTAAGGTAATATCTACAGGTAAAAATGTGTAGTCAATACTACGACTAGTAACGCCATAAGTTACTTCGTCTGCAGTTTCACTTATGCGCTTAGTAAATCCATCACAAATGCGTAAAACTACTTGCGATGGATTTGCAGGATCATACACAGTAACTAATAATATTAAATCATTTTGTGTTTCTTGTGCAAATACCGATTGTAAGGCACTTGCACTCATTGTGGTTAATCTACTCATGGCAATACTTCAAAAGTTAATCCAACTGTCCAGTACCCTGGCGCAAGATAAGTGTAAGTATATAGCTGACCGTCTTGTGCCGGTACTATTCTGGTTTCTACAATTTGAGCGGTTCTGGGATGTGTAAATCCAAACCTAGCTGTGCCTTTAATAGTATTTTGTATAAAATTTTCAAGAGTAGTAGTTTGAGCTGTAGTCATTATAAAACTAATACTTAGGGTGTTTGGTCTTTTACCCCTAACACGCTGTTTAGCTGGGCCAGCATCGGTCGGAGTTCTAATAATATTTAACCCTCCGGTCTCTGTAAAACCTTTTTGTGGAACTTGTGGAAGTGTTGCTGGCCAAGTATAAGTATATGCCATCGTTATCTCCTAATTAGCTGAGGTGCAAGTCCAAAAGTATTACGCATAGCACGTTGTGAAGTACTACCACTTCTTTGGAATTCCCCAGCACTCATTTCGCCAACTACTACTTCTATTTTACGATTACCACGGCTATCTGTGGTTTCTTTAGTTTCTACAGCCTGACCAGTATAATTATTAATAACTACTTCGGTACTTTGACCACCGCCACGAACGCCAAGATTACCTTGACTATCGCGCTTTAGGGGCATTATAGCTTCTGGACCTGCTTCACCCATTAGGCCTGTGCCACGAGCAAATTTAAATAGTGTAGGACTATCTACTATTTGATTAGTAAACATTCCGCCTTTGGCAAATGCCATGATTCCTTTATTAAAATAATTGCCTTTTGCACTGCCCTGAATTGCACTGCCAAAATATTCAAGTTCTGGAGCAACAGTTGCTGCTTGTGTAGCTCCACCACCTGTAACTGCTGCGGCAAAATTAAGAATACCAGGTCTTGCTGCTTTATACACTTCCATCATTTGTAGCTTAAGCTCATATCTGGTTAAATCAGCAATCAAACTATTAAATAGTTCTTTACCTGCCCATTTTCCTGTTTGCATCCAATTTACCATTGCATCTGCTAAGCTATTAAAACTATTTTCAAATATTTTATCATAAGCTTTTTGACGCTCAGTTAAGTCTTTTTGTGCTTGTAAATTTTTTAATCTGGCATTATAGGTTTCAATTTCACCTCTAATTAATGCAGCATAATAAGATTCAGCAACTTTTTTATCTTGTTCAAGTTGTCCACGACGTTCGGCATCTCCGACCCCTAAGGCAGCAATTTGTCTGTCTAAGTCACGTAGTTTATCTGCCGAAGTGGTTCGTAGATCAAAAACTTTTTTCTCTGCTTCAAATTTAAGTAGTCTTAGATCAAGTACATTTTTTTCATTTGTGTACTCTTGGTCGGTTAGCTTTAATAGATCTCTACGTACATCTAAGTCTTGTAATGCCTGTTGTGTTTGTTGAATGTCTAAATCATAGGTTTGTTGAATTCTTTGAGCACGTTGAGTTTCGGTTTCTTGTAGACGATCTAGGCTACGTAGTTCTTTACTAATATTATTAGCTCTGCGAGCTTCTGCATCAGCAGTACTATTAGTTGTATCAAGATTTGCTAGTTTTTGGGTCTTTAATAGTTGTTGTACGGCTAGTTCATTATTAGCAGAAGTAATAATACGATTATAAGTTTCTAATTCTTGACCAGTGGCGGTGACTCTTTGTGCTGCTGCAAAATCACGTACTACTGTAATTTTAGCAATTTCACGTTCATAGCCTAATTCCGCTTGTCTTCTTTCTAAAGCCCTTTGCTCTTGTTGGCGTCGAATTTGTTCATCTTGAATTGCTTGTGGTGTGGCTCCACTAATTGTTAAAGCCTCTATTGCTGTAGCGGTTTCAGCTTTATAATTTTCAACTGCTTGTGAAGCAGTCTGTATTTGCCTATCAAATGCTGCTTGACTTGTATCAACTATTCGTTTTAATTCTACCCCTACAATTTCCATATTTAGAGCGGCTAAATCTTTTCTAAATTCTGCTGTGTTTGCTAAAATACTTAAAGTACTTGGAGATATTGCTTGATCAAAAGCTGCCATGCCCACTCCAGCAGGACCTTTTGAAGCTTTAAAACTATCAGGATCTTTAAGAGCGCGTAAATTTTGTTGTAATTCTATACGACTTGCTTCTAGATTTTGAAGTTTAATAGCTACTCCAGGATCCCCCTCCAAAGACATTTGTCCTAATTTTCTTTCTTCTCGATCTAGCAATAATAATTCATTAGTAATACGTAATTTATCATTACTTATGGTAAGTTCACGTAATCTTTCTAATTCTCGTTTACGAATTTCAATTCCTTGTTTTTCTAAATCTGCTAATATATTAATTGTTTCTGGCGTTTTTGGTAGATAACTAAGAATGTTTTTTTGCAATTCTATAGTTAATTTTTTACCACTAAGGGCTACACCTTCTTCAATAACTTTTACGGCTGTATAAGACGTTTCAACTAAAGCTTGTTTAAATATTTCTACAACTGCGCGTATCTGCTGTTTAGCAGAATAAATAATTTTTGCTCCTTCAGAAATCAATGCTTCATCTTCTATATTTGTTACAAGGGCTCCACGAGCTCTGTTAAATTGACCTAGTTTTCCAACTCCAGAAGCATCTTTACTTGTCGTAGTACCTGCTGCTTGAATCCTTTCTCCGGCTTTAATTACTTCTTGTAATTGTTGTACTTGATTAACTGTTTGTCGCGCTATTTCTTGTGTGGCTGCTGGTAATGAGCGTATTAGTGCTGGATTTTTAGCTAAATCATTAAGTATTCCTGCTTGATTAGTAGCATCTTGAAATGCTTTAACCATTGTATTAGCAACTTTATTTAAATTTAAAGCATATTTAGTAAAGGGGTCTTGAGCTACAAAAGTATTCGATAATTCTTGAAAACTTTTGTCTAGTGTTTGTAGTTCTTCTTTTAAATTTTGAAGCGGTTGTGCTGCGTTTTTACTGGCTTCTCTTATATTATTTATTTTAGTAGCTATAGCACCACTAGTTTTTAGTAAATCTTTAGGAGCAAGATCTCTTAATGCTTCTGCTACAGTTTTAATATCAAGTACTGCTTTAGGGTCTATTTTTAGTAAATCTTTAAAACTTTTTTCGGCTTCTGCTTTAGTTTCAGGGTCTGAAATAACTTTTAGACCTTCAACAATTGCTGGTGCAAATTCTTGAATAAATTTGCTTTTTAAATCTTGACCTATAATTACAAGAACACTATCTACAACTTTATTCCAAATACCAGCGGCTTGATCAGCTGCCAGTAAATCATTAGATACTTTATTTACACTAGTAGCTAAAGTATCTAGTGCATTTGATTTTGCTACTATACTTTGAATACTTAGTTCATTTTCGAACAATTTAGCAGTATTAGTAGCTGTTTTAGTAGATTCTTGTAGTGTATTTAGACTTTGATTAAGAACTTCTACTTCTTTACTATTTTTATCAAATACTGCGTTTAATACTTGATACCCACTAATTATTAAACCTATCCATCCTAAAAATCTAGTAAATACTGTTACTAATCTACTTACTCCTTCTGCGGCAATTACACCAGCTGAACCAATTGCTGTTAATGTACCAGCAACTACACCAAGACGTTTATCGTAAATATCGCTAGCCGCTTGTTTGGTTGCAGCTCCTAATCCTACTTCTTGTGCTGTTTTACTAACTTCTTGTACAGTTAGTCTACCTTCAGCACTCCGTCTAGCTGTTTCTGCCCGTGAAGCAGCTACACCAGCTGCAGTAAACATTCCTGGTTTCTTTTCTTGTAGTCTAATAGATTCTTTATCTATATCTAAAATATCTTGGTTTATTTTTTTAAGCTGCCCGAGTCTTTGAGCAATATCTCCATAAATTGCAGGCTTTTTACTTTCTAAATAAGCTATATCTTTTGCTGTAACTGCTTCGATACCTTGAACTTTTGATCTATCTAGTATTTCTCTAGTACGACGATCTAATCGTTTTCTAGATACTGCTTCTATTGCCTCTAGTTCTTTATTTTTTATATCTTCTATTTTTTCTTTTTCAAAAGTAGCTCTACTAGCAATTGCAGCTATGCGTTTTTGTTCATTAGCTTTAGCGATATCAGAAATTTTAGTATAACGCTCTAGGGCTGTATTAGCTGATGTTTCTAGTGCTTTATTATACTGTCCTACAATAGGAATTACTCGGCCTAATAAATTTTTTGCTAGTAAACCTAGAATAGCTACTAGTGCTGTAGGGCTTTCGCTTAAAAATTTTACTATTGGTCCTAGTACAGTATTAATTAGCTGTAAACCAGTAATACTGATATCTTTTAGTGTAGCTAGTAGTTTATCATAAGGATTAGTAGGTATATTTATTTTTCCAAATTTATCTTGAGCTTCTTTTAGCACAGCAATTGCAAATGCTTGACGACGTTCAAAATCACTAAGCGAACTTTCTGTTCGACCTAGTTTACGAGCATAATCTTCTACAGCAGGGCCAATTTTTGTAAATAAACCTAATTCATCTAGTAACTCAGGCTCTAGTTTAACAATACCACGTGTTAAACGACTAACAGAATCTGGAAGTGACACACCTAAAACTTGTGAAGCTTTTGTAGCTGCTGAACTAATTTCTAGGATTTGTTTATTACTTAAACCCGCGCTACTGGCTTTTGATACAGCTTCAATACCTTCACGCATACTTAATGCGCCACCAGTAATACCTACAAATTGTTTAGCTAGACTACCTAACGCATTACCACCTTGTGCTCCTAATTGATTTAAACCTTCAATCATATTGCTAATATTCATGGCTTCACTAAGTGCGCGAAATGCAGCACCTAGTGCAAATACATTAGCTGCATAAGTAGCGTATAGTTGAACTAGTCCACCTAGGCCTTGAGCTTGATTTGCAAAGTCACGAGCACTAGCTCCTGTCGCACCCATACTTCCACGAGCACGACCATAGTCAACAACTTGTGCTGCACGCGCAGCAGCACTAATTTCCTTATTAAACTCTCGTGCTTCTTGAGTTTGTTGTTTTATATTAGAATTTAGTTTTAATTCAAAATTAATTGTATTACCAGCCATGGTAGCTCCAAGACTTTAAGATTTAGTACACCCATTGTAACACAAAACCATTTAGGTGTCAACCCAAAAATTTTAGGATGTAAAAAAACCCGCAAAAGTTTTACTTAGCGGGTTTTTCTTGTTTTCGGTTTGTTTCTTGTACACGAATTTTATCAATTAGTTTAATTAATAAAATCATAGTATATCGGTTTTCTGGGTCTATGCCAGAAATATCAAATATTTCTGTAATACCAATTAAGCTTTTACCTAGGTAAATACCATTAAATCCATCCCATTCATCTTTGAGTAGGTTATACACTTGAAAAGCTTCTTGTACTTCCCACATAAAATCTTCAAATTCTACAGGTATATCTTCTGGATTAGGTTCTGTGCCTAATTGTTCACACATTTCAAAATACTGCCATTTAGTCATACCAACAGCACTATTTTGAATATAATTTTTTATATCTAATTCAGTTTGAGCTATTTGCTCTTGGAAAAGTTTCCCAAGTCACCTACCTGTTCAGTAATAAATGCATCAAAATTACTACTATTTTTCATTAGGAATAAAGCATTTTCTTGGGTATATTCTAGTATATCTTCTAGATCTTGACCGGTAAGATCAACTGGTGCTAGTTGTTCTAAGTATTTGAGTTTAAAGCCAGTCCAACCTTTAACTGCATTTTCTACATATAACTGCAAGAAAAGATCTTCGTTAAATTCTTCTTGTGGTTGGCGATTTTTAAATGTGGTTTTTGTTGACTTTTTGCGAATTGAGAGCAGAGTTTCACGAGATAAAAATGCAACTTTGATTTTAAAATCAGGCATTCCGGGATATTCTACTTCAACTTCTTTACTAGGGACTAGGAGTGTTTTAAGAGAAAGTGTCATGTGTTACCTTTAGTAAAGTACAGGGAGTAACTCCCTGTACTTTTGTTTACAAAATTAACCAGCGTAATAACGTAACATTAAATCGCTTGGTTTTAATACATCAAACGTATTATTAGTTGTTGTTGCTACAATAGACGAACCTTGGGCTGTAAAATTCATAGTAGTAGAAACTACTTGTTCGGTGTTTACAGCGGGTATGCCCAATGTGGCTGTTTGCATTTCTAATTCTAATCTAGGGCCGCTTGCTCCGCCTATAGAAATATTTGCTGCAAACATTGGTTCAACTACAGTGCTAGCTACTAAATCAGCTAATAGTTCGCCTGTGTCTCTTGTACCACCAGTTCTTAAATAAGCATTTAATGTACCTGTAATAGCTCTTGTACCTGTATAGTATGTAATAGGTGCATTAATAGTATTTAGTACAGCAGGTGTAATATAAGTAATATTATTATTAATTGTAATACTACCGCCAGTAATTGCAATAGTATACGCATCACCAGCACTAATAACTGAACCAATTGCTTTAACTGCGGTTAGCGAAGCAGTAGTTAGTTTATTAGTAATAAATTTAGTATTACTATCACTATATTTGCATCTAAATGCTCCACTACTACCTATATCACTATTTGTACCGCCACTAAATGCAGTTGAAGTACCGTCACCAGTACCTACAGCAGCAGTTACTACATCGCTTAGTTTACGCATTGCAGTAGCTTGTCCTGTCCACTGTGCAGTAGCAATTTGATCTAAGCCAAAATCAATAGTTACTTGGTTCATGGCGCAGTTATCAATACCATATAATGTATTATCTACTAAAAATAATAGTCCAAATTTTTGTAATTGATTTTTATCACTTAAACCGGTAGTTGCTTGGCTAAAACTATTGTTAGATTCGTTCCAAGCCCACTTACTGTATCGTACTGTACTAGCGGTAACAAGTGTAGTAGCAGTAACAGCAGTACTAGGATGATTGTTTAGTTGAACGGTAATACTTGCAGCAGTAGAAGTTAATACTGTACCAGTACTATTTAAGTATTTTTGATGACCAGCAGGAGTTGTAGTAGCAATACCAGTTAGATTTATAATATCTCCAACAACAGGCAAGTTGGTCATACTAGTACCAGCAATAGTAACTACTCCTGCATTAGTCATAGTTACACCAGTTACACCAGTAATACTTGTAGCTGTACCAATTGCTGTATCACTTAGCAGTGCATTCCAAAGTAAAGATTCTTCTGCTTGTACTGGTGCGCTACCTACTGTAGTAGTTCTTGGACGAATATAAGTGGTCATACTAAAATCAACAGGAGCAAGTCCGGTATTAAATGTACGCTGACCACGAACGGGGGTATTACCAGCTTCATTTAGTGTAACTGTTTCGGTGTTAGTATTTTGTGAAAAACTAAAACCATCTAAAACTTGTATTTCAAAAGTATTTGAAGCTGTAAATGCGGCAGTAGTAGGTGCATTTATTACTCCTGTAGTTGAGTCTACATTTGTAGTAAAGAAAACTCTACTATTACGAATTAGATTTAACGGCATATCATTATCCTTTAGTTATGCATACTTTAAAGCACTAACTAGATATTTATCTGTTATATACTTTTATATGCTATTATTTA